TGATTTACGGCGATAAACACCGAGTTGATCACCATAGAGGTATTCCTAAGATTAGCTCAATGATGGAGAAGATTTCTAAGTTAGACAGGTTTGTTGAGGCTTCGGTTTCTAAGGCTGAAAAAATGGCTGATTTAGTTTATACTTTTGAGCATGACGACAATTCAACTGGAGAAAATCCGTTAGGAGGATTGGGAGCTAGAAAAATCTCTAACGTTACCAATGAAGATAATACTTTTGAGGAAAGTGGTAGAACCGCTCAAGCCTTAAGACAATCAACAAGCGGGCAAGTTCTTAACCTACCAAGGGGAGCAAAATTAAAGTCTACAACAAACGAAAGCGAGGTGAGTTTTGATCCATTTCATAAGGCAATTATTAGATCCCTTTGCGCTTCAATAGATATACCGCCAGAATTTGCGAATCAAATGTTTGAACAGTCGTATAGCAGCTCCAGAGCGGCAATAAATATGTGGGAGTATATAATAGACATTTATAGGGAAAGCATCATTGTGGAGCAGTTCTACAAGCCAATTAACCGCTTCTGGTGCTACTATCAATATATGAAAGGAACTTTGGATAGTTCTGGGTATGATAAAGCGGTTGCAACAAGTGATGAAATGGCTTTGGAAGCTTATTATTCATCCAGATTTGTTGGTAAAAAAATGCAACACATAGATCCTTTTAAAGAAGCTAAGGCGATAAGATCATTACTTCAAGATAACAGCCCGTTAATCAGCAGGGAGCAGGCAACTCAGATGGCTAATGGTTCTGATTGGATAACAAACTACAATAAATACAAAAAAGAAAATTCAAACATCGAGTTTAAACCTTTATTGGAAGAGCCTAGAGAAACAAGAGAAGGAAAAGTAAACGGAAAAGGCGGCGGAAATATTGAATAAATAAAAGAAATAAAAAAATGGCTTCACAGACAACGTCAATAGCAGAAAATAAAAAAAAGATTTGGAGCGCAGATCTTCGCCCAAAAGTAGGTCAAAGCGTTACTCATTTAGGTAGGCAATGGGTAAGCTTATCTGGTGTAAATTCCGAGCCAACTTTAAGCAATACAAATGATTGGCTTTTGATTGGTAAAATTATTAATGAGCAAATTATCGCATCGGGAGGTAATTATAATAATTTGGAAATTAACGCTGAAATAATTCAATTCACTAACACCAACGCCCAAGCCATTGTTAATGGATTTAGTTTTGAAGCTTACAAAAGAATCACTTTAATAAATAATTCAGACTTTGATGTAAGGTTAAATGCTGAGGATACAAATTCAGATGAAAATAAAAGAATAAAACTACCTACAGGATTAACCAATATGGGTATTCAAGGAACTACCGAATTGGTTTACGTTGATTCTATTGAAAGGTGGCAAATTGTGGATTCTTTTGCTTCAAAATACAGGCCAGAGCATAGAGGCTTAGATGAATTTCAAGTTGAAGTTGTTGGACCAAATGCAATATCTGAAACTAGGGAAATTATTGAGTTGATTGTTTTTCGGGATGCTCAATCAACAGATTTAACTTTAGCAGATTTAGAAAGTTTATACCCAGACCAAAGAAGAGGTTTTCATGTTATTTGTCCGTTAATTAATAAGACTTATATAAAAGAAAACGAAAACACAAACCCTAACACTTGGCATTATATAACCCATAATAACGTTCCTTCTGGAACTTAAAAATGCAATATGATATATAGTGTAGAAGGCAGAATCGTAAAAGTGGATGATAGGTTTTTTGAGAAGAAAGTTAAATCCTTAACTTATCAATATCAAGGAAATCTTTTTCCTCAATCTTATTACGTTAGCAACCCAAATGCTGGGGATAACAATGGGAATGAGGTTATTACCTTTAAAAGTACAAAGCCCAATAATTTACTAGTAAATTATGGAGACGGAAATGTTGCTACAAAAGAATTTACAGTTTCCGGAAGTGATTTTATATGTGGTTTAACTATTAACACAGAAAACTTTCCTTTTGCCTTGCCTCAGCATGTATATGATGATGGTTTTGAAGGTTTAAGGAACATAACTTTTGAGTTTTTAGACCCCGATTCAATTACTGAAATTAGTTTTAGGACTGTTCAATTATTTGGTTCACTTCCTATTGATACTATATATTTTAAAAACCTATCAGATTTAACCTATCGTTTCGCTAGTAATATAGTTTTGGTTCCAGACTCTTTCCCTAAAAAAGTAAAGACCTTTGCTTTAGAGGTCGCTTTACAGAATAGATTGAAATCTTTGCCAGATACTTTATTTTCAACTGAGATGCAAGGCTTAAACCTAAATTCATCTTATGACTTATCTGATAATATTTCATCTAATTTTTTTAAAATTAACATTTTAAAGGACACTTTGACGAATTTATTTCTTCAAAGCTGTTCAATTGTCTTACTGCCACAATCTTTATCTCAATGCACTTTATTGCGAGACCTTAGAATTATAGCAAATCCCACTAAAAACCCAGAGGTTTTAGAATCTTTATTTAACCTAGATAGACTTTACATTGATTGTGATTCTTTTGAAAATGGTCTGTTTGAAACAACTCTTTTAACAAGTTTAAGATTTTTTTATGCTGTAAATTTGACCGAAAGCTTAATTAATGATATACCGTTAAAATGGAAGGGACTTAAAGCTTTGACAAATTTTGTAAGATTTCAAGATGTTGTATTAACCAATCCTCTTTTCCAAACTTTTATTGAAAATTTTTACACTCTATGTACTGAAAATGGATTTTTAGATCCAAGCTCAACCGAGGCTCTAAACACAGGTTTTCCAGAACAATTTAGAGATATTTCATGGGGAGCTGGTAATGATTGGTTTACGGTAACAAATCCAATACAAGCTCCTAGTGGATTTTCTTTAGGTATTAGCAATGGCACTCCTGCAAATAACGCGGAGAAAATATATGTATTAGTTAACAACTATGGACATACAATAACAACATATTAAAAATAAAAATATGGTACTTATTATCTACACAGAAAACAAAATAGTGAGTGTTATAGAAGCACCCACAGAAGGTAGGACTCACCACACAATAGGTCGAATGGTTTTTCAAGGCACTTTGAAAGATGCCGAAGTTTTCTTTGGAAACAAACAATTTGATTTAAGTAAAATCGAGGATTATAAACAACAATAAATAAATAAAGCTTATGAATTTTATCAAAAAAGTTATTAAAGAAAGATGGCACTTACATATTATCGCTGGTGCAAGTTTAGGATTGCTACTATTTGGAGCGTTTAGTTTATTAGGCTTTTATGAAGCAACTAGATGGTGGGAAGAGATGGCTATTCAATTAGTTTTTGGAACTGTATTCGGTTTGGCTTTTGAAATTATCCAGGACCACACTTCCGCAGTTTATTACAAAAAACTAGAGATTTTCTATAGGTTACACATCTTTTCAAGGAATAAAGTTGTAGGAAGTAAAGCAGATGCTTTTGCCACTGGTATTGGTTTTGCTATTGTGGTTCCGCTTATTTACATTTTTATTTAATCAGTATAATTTAATTTTATGAATCCCAACACTACTTATTTGGAGAAAATATTAGACTTTCACAACGGAGCCTTGGTCGTTATTGCTTTGGCTCCAAGTTGGGGAATAACTCAACTGTTTGAAATCATATTTGATGGAGTAAAAAAAAAGCAGCTTATAATGCCGTTAGTGGTGGTTGCTTTTGGAATCTTTGCGTTTTTTTCTTTATATTTGGTTGATTTTATTCTAGGCGTAACCGCATCAAGAAAACAAGAAATAGAAATTACAGCTTCTAAATTATGGGAAAGTTTCTGGAAGTTCTTTGGAGTAATTATTCTAATGTTTTCAATGGTTATTTTTTGCTTTCTTTTTATAGCTCTTAATTTAACAAGTTTTTACAGGACTTTTCTTTATATTACGGTTGCAATTAATATAATGATTTGCCTTTATGAATTTGCAAGCATAGGAAGGCATCTTAAAATTCTTTATGGAAAAAAACCGACTTATTTTACTTTTTTTGAAAACGTTTCCAAAACAATAGAAAACGGAATTATTAAAAAATTACAAAAATTATTTGATTAATGAAAACAATTAAGCAAAGATTAAATTTATTAGAAAGCAAGCTTTTAACTCCAGAAAATTTCACAGTTAGGGAATACCTTAATTATGGAGATTATTCTGTGGTTACAAAAGAGGATAGAGAGTTAATTTTAGATGAGTTTGAAAAACAAAGCACAGCAGAGCAACAACAAAACTTATCGATTCTTTGGGCTTTGCAAACTTATAGAACTGATGCTGGTTTTGCTTTTTTTATCACTTGCGGTAAACGTACGCTTAGGCATGAGTTAAGCAAAGGACGAAGCGGTGATAGCGTCCATTTATGGGGGGCGGTAGATATTACGACAGAGGATGAATATAAAATGACTTATTTATCAAATTTGTTTAAAAACACATGGATTGGTGGCTATAAGCATTATTTTTCAAAAAGATTTATTCACATTGATATAGCAAGAAACAGAACATGGTAGTAAAAACAAACAGAACATGGTAGATCCAAAAAAACCTAGCTACAAAGAGAAAAACGGCACTACCAGAGTAGGCGACAGCCTTAGATGGTTGGTCGACAAGGGTAGCATCGTGGCTCCAGAGCTTTTAGATATTGCCGCTAATATAACAGGAGTTAACGCTTTAAGCGCCTTAGGAGATAAGATAAGCGGTTCAAATCAGCTTTCCGAAACGGATAAAAAAATGCTGTTAGCTCAAATTGAAATGGATAAAAAGGATATGATTAATATTTCTAACCGATGGAAGTATGATATGCAGTCAGATTCTTTTTTGTCTAAAAATATACGTCCAATTTGTTTAGGCTTCTTAACTTTAGCAATGACATTATTTATTATTTTTGATAGCTTAAATATAAATTTTAATATAGATCCTGTTTGGGTTGACCTTTTAAAAACATTACTTGTAACTGTTTACCTTGCTTATTTTGGAAGCCGTGGAGTTGAAAAGTTTAAAAAGATTACGAAGGATTAGCAATAAAAAAAATAAAACTATCAAAAAAACTTATAATAAAAAAATAATCGTTAATATTGTAATATGAATTTTCAACTAGCTAAAGAAATATACGGATTGACGCCATTTTGCGTTGATTCTTTTACGCTGCCCGCAATGTTAGCGGTTTTAAGCGATGTAAAGAACGGAATCAAATTTGACACTCTTAAAGATATTAAAAACGATTCTTTTGACATTGTATTTAATAGTGAAGATCGGTTAATTAGGAGGACTTATGAATTAGAAAATCAAGACGAATTTAACGGCGTTGGAATTGTAAAAATAAACGGACCTATTTTAATGGGCGGAGGTGCTTCGACTTTAGGAATGTTAGACGTTTCAAAAAATGTTTTATCGATGGCGAAAGACAACCGCGTTAAAGGATTTATTTTTGATATGGATTCTGGAGGAGGCTCCACGGCTGCGGTTGAAATAATGGTTGACACGATTAACGAGGTTAAAGCAATGGACAAACCAGTTTACGTTTTAATCTCGAAAGGAGGAACACTAGCCAGTGCCGCTTATGGCATAGCCAGCGCCGCTGATGGTATATACTATCAAAGTGATATGTCAATGGTTGGAAGTTTAGGAACCATGTTACAGACAGAGGGAAGAGCCGCAAACAGCGAAAAGGAGGGAGTTAAATATATTAGACTTTATGCCACAAAATCAGTTTTAAAAAATAAGCCAATTGAGGAGGCTTTAAATAATGATAATTATACTTTATTAGTTAATGAGCTTTTAGATCCAGTTAATGAAAGGTTTATTTCTACATTACAGGAAAATAGACCTAAATTAACAAACGAGCAACTTAATGGAAATGCAATATTTGCAAAAGACGACACAGGAGTTTACCTAGATGGAAGATCTACAATGGAGGATTTATTCCAAAAAATAATAACAAACAACAATATTACCAATATTAATTTTAATTCAAAAACAATGACAAAACAGGAACTTAAAAACACGCATCCAGAGCTTTTTAGCGAGGTTCTTGCTATGGGTGTAACTGCTGAATCCGAAAGAGTCCAAAGCTGGTTGGCTCATTCAGAAACCGATTCTAAAGCCGTAATGGAAGGAATCGAAAGCGGTTTGGAAATTACAAATTCTCAAAGGGAGAAATTGCTAGTTAAATCTAGCAAAATGCGAAATATTGCCGAAATGGAAAGTCAATCCGCAAAGGATTTTCAAACAGGAGAATCAACTCTTGATGCTGGACTTTCTGCCGAGCAAAAGGAACTAAACGAAGCTTTTAACTTTAAACTCAAATAAATTATGAGCATTACAGCAACACAAAGAAACGCCACGAACAACCAATCAACGGTTGATTTCGTAAGGAAAAACTTATTCCTATACGGTGCTAGATTTGCCAAAGGAGTTTTAGCCAACAACTTAGATCCAGCGGCGTCTCAAAACGCCACAACAGGTCAGTTGGTTGTTAGAGATACCGATACAGCTGGTCAAGTTGAATTAGCAACTGCAAGTAATTTAGCCGATGTTTTAGGAATTACTTTTATGAATGACGAAACTTTGGCATCAGGAGCTACTGTTTCCATTGATTATGCAATCCGCGGAGATATTGATGGAGGTTTATTACAACTACCAACTAATGTTACACTTGACACCGTTGTAGGAAACAAGGCTTTAAGAGACGTATTAAACGATTTAGGATTTGCGATATTCGCAGTCCAAGAACAAACTAAAATAGACAACTAATGGCGATCACAATTCAGAATCACACAAAAACGATTGCCAGTAAGGTAGTCGGAACTTTTGTTGAAGATAAACCAGTTTTAGCAGGATTTTCAGGATTCTTTCCTAGAGAAACAGCAATGACTTTGGAAGTAGATTTAGAGGTTCAACGGGATAACGATAGCATAGCCGTAGACGTTCGAAGATTTACGGAAGGGAATAAAAATAAATTCAGCATTGTTACTGAAAAGAAATTTCAACCTCCATATTTTCGTGAGGAATACGACTTTCAAAACGACGAAGTGTATATGTCAACTATTGCTTTAGGGGTTGGATTGGAAAATTCAAATGTTAACGCAATTATCGCTCAAAATGCGCTTAAAAATATTCGTAAAATGCGATCTAAAATTGAAAGATCAATTAGAAAGCAGCAAGCGGATGTAATGCAAACAGGAATCGTTGAGCTAATCAATGGTGATTCAATTGATTATAAGAGAAAGGCAGCTTCAATGGTTGATTTAGGGGCTGATGAATACTTTAACAAGGCTACTGCTGACCCTTTAGCTAGTCTAAAAAACGCAGGTACTTTTTTAAGAGATGTTGGAGCAAGCGCCTCAACCACATTAAATATGGTAATGCGTGGAGAAGGTTTATCCGCTTTGCTGACTAATCCAAATTTTAAATCAGAAGCCGACAACAGACGTATTAACCGTGCTGATGTACAATCTCCAGAATTTAACAACGTTACTGGTTTTGCATTTCATGGTCAAGTAGACGCTGGAGATTTTAATATAAATCTTTGGACTTATAATCAGAAATACACAAAAGCAGACGGAACCACTGCTTATTACCTAGACGCAAATAAAGCAGTATTTATTCCAGATGATTTTATGGCCAAAACTGTTTTCGGAGGATTACCTAACATGGTAGATCGTCAAATAGGTGGCGAGAACGCATCAATGCCTTCTATCACGGAAGCTGAGTTTCTTTTGCGAGCTTATTCAG